TAACTTATATGCGTAATTGAATACAAGGAGGTAAAAATGAGCAACAATAAACAAAGTAGCGTTGAGTTTTTTTTGTACGAAATGTTTTCACTTTTAGGAGAATTTGAAAATAAAGCACTTCCGTCCTACAAAATAATGGACTTGTTTGAACAAGCCAAAGCAATGCACAAGGAGGAACACGGTAAAACTTGGGACAAATCTATAGAGAACTTTGAAGCAAGAGGAAGAAATGAGATGAGGGCTTGGGTGGATTTTGACGAATACTACAACGAAACTTATGAAAGCAATACTTGAATTCAATCTCCCTGAAGAACAAGAGCAGTTTGAAGATGCTTCAAATGGTTGGAAATGGTCACATGCTATGTGGCAACTGGATCAATACTTGAGGGCAAAGGTCAAGTATGCAAGTGATGACGCACCCGAAGAATCGCTCAACGCATTCCAAGAAACAAGAAATGAGTTGCACCGCATATTGAACGAAGAAAACCTTGAGATGAGATGAAGAAACACACGATGACATACTTGAATCATTTTGGCTATGACATAAGTGACTTCATTCCTTGCGAGGTATGTGGAACGACTGCGGTTGACATCCATCACATTGAAGCGAGGGGAATGGGAGGAAGCAAAGAGGCTGACAACATAGAAAATCTTCAAGCATTGTGCAGAGCGTGTCACACAAAGTTTGGGGATCAAAAGCAATTCAAACAATTCCTAAAGGACAAACACGCAGAGAAATTAATTCGGAAATAATTCGGAGAGATGGCAACACAAGAGAAACAACCACACGGAGGCAGTTTGACAAGACCGGAGAAAGGAGAAGTCCTAAATCCGCACGGCAGACCAAAGAAATTAATCACACAACTCAAGGAGATTGGGTATCATAAGAGTCAGGTTGAGGATACCGTCAACACGATGCTCACCATGTCACGGAAAGACCTTGAGAAAATAGACAAGGGAGATGAGTTCACCATCCTTGAGAGAATCATTGCTGGTGCTTTGCTGAAATCACACGACAAGAACTCTCTCTTCAACTTGGAGATGTTACTCACACGCTCACAGGGAAAACCAAAAGAAACAATTGACCAAACTATAGAATCCAAGAATTTCACAATAACTTTGAATTTAGACAATGACAACTTATCTCGGTAACGGATGGGAGAATGAGTACGGACTCAACCTATCAATCAACATCAACAAATTAAACGAAGCCATCAAGAGTGGCGAACTCGTAGTCAACCAGTACGGTGATGTCCGTGTGAACTGCAATCGTATGAAAGCACCACACGAGAAGAGCAAAGCAACCCATTCACTTTCAGTTCCCAAACCACGATGAAAAAAACTTGGCGAGGACTTGATGTTTACCCACCAACGGACGATGATTTGAAGTTGGTTCACACCACACAAGGTGAGACCACTCTCGCTCGTTATATGGACGATATGTGGATTTGTGAGTACACCAACCGGTACCTGACAATTCTCTACTGGATGCCTATACCAATACTACCAAACGAATGAACATACTTATTCTCACCGATGGGATGAATGGCGTGGTGTATCATCGCATCTACACGCCACACCTACGGATGCAGTTGGACGGACAAGCGACAATTGATGTCTGCCAATCCCAAGAAGAGTGGATGACACTTGACCTGAAGCCATACGATGTGATTGTGTTCTCACGATGGCTCGGGAAATACCACTATGATGTACTGAAGCGAATCGCTGACGCTGGCAAACCGTATGTGATAGATGTTGATGACTATTGGGTACTCCCAAAATACAACCCGGCTTATTGGGCATATCGCAAGGGCATCAAGAACGCCATCAAAGACGCTATCCATTATGCAGATGCCGTCATCACCACCACACCGATGTTGGCAAAGGAGGTGAGAACCATCAATGAGAATGTCTATGTCGTTCCAAACTGCTTGGACTTAACACACAATCAATGGTCGCAACCAAAGGAAAAGAATGAGACGGTGAAGATTGGATGGGTTGGTGGAATTACACACGAGGAGGATTTGAAGCTCATCGCTGATGACATCAACGCTATGGATGTGGAGTTCTACATCGTTGGCTATACTCCAAGCGACCATTGGAACAACATTGTAAAACTGATTCCAAAAGCAAAGGTCGTTGAAGGCACATCCGTTTGGGAATATGGAGAGGTTTACAAGCACTTTGACTTTGTACTTGCACCGCTTCAGGACAACCACTTTAATCAATGCAAGAGTGAACTCAAGATTGTGGAGGCTGCTGCTTATTCAATCCCTATCATCTGCTCTGCGGTGTTCCCTTACCTGTACCACACATCCAACGATGGGGTGATATTTACCACCCAGAACAATTGGAGAGCATCCATTGAGAAACTGATTGACGCTGGGCATTCGGTTAGGCAATCAATGGGACGGAGCAACTTTGAGTATTGCAAAACATATCACAATTTGGAACTGCATAACCTGACTCGGTTGGCGGTCTACGATAAACTATGCAAATAACCTACAAGCGACCATATGTGACCAGTTACCAACAAGCCATCCTTGATTGTGAGGAGAGGTTCACGATAACTGCTGCGAGTACAAAGACCGGAAAGACGGCATCGCACATCATATGGTTGTTTGAACAGGCTCTCAAATGCAAGGATGGACAATCAGTTTGGTGGGTTGCTCCAGTATACCAACAAGCAGAGATAGCATTCCGAAGGATGAAAACACAAGTGAATGACCGTGACTTTTTCCAAAGCAACGAAACCAAGTTACTACTCACGCTTCCAACTGGATCCCGAATAGAGTTCAAATCAGGAGAGAAACCCGACAACCTATATGGTGACGATGTGTATGCTGCCGTCATTGATGAGGCATCTCGTATGAGGGAAGAGTCGTGGTATGCGATGCGTTCAACGCTAACTGCTACACAAGGCAAGTGCAAATTGATTGGGAATGTCAAAGGCAAGAAGAATTGGTTCTACAAGTTAGGAGAGAGAGCAAGGAGTGGAGAGAGTGACTACCGCTATTTCAAGATAACCGCCTATGATGCAGTCAAGGAAGGCATTCTCAAACTTGAGGAGGTAGAACAAGCCAAGCGTGACCTTCCTGAAAATGTCTTTAACGAGTTGTACTTGGCAGAACCAGCGGATGACAAGACCAACCCCTTTGGAATTGACAACATTCGCAGATGTTACCGACCTGTGTCAAAGGGTAGGGTTGTCGCTTGGGGAATTGACCTTGCAAAATACTCGGATTATACCGTCATCGTGGGGATGGATGCGAACAATCAATGTGCGTATGTTGACCGATTCCAAGCGGATTGGGGCATCACACAAGAGAGAATCATTCGGTTGATTGGAAACACTCCAGCGTTCATTGACTCAACCGGTGTGGGCGATCCTATCGTGGAGCAAATCCAAAGGGTATGTCAAAGGGTCAAGGGATTCAAGTTCACATCACAATCCAAGCAACAACTAATTGAGGGACTCGTTCTCTCCGTTCAGCAAAACTCGGTCTACTTTCCCGAAGAACCAATCGGAAGTGAGATGGAGAACTTTGAGTTTGAGTATACCCGTACAGGTGTACGATACACCGCACCTAGTGGACTATATGATGATTGCGTAATGGCGTTGGCTTTGGCGGTTGATTGCAAGTCACATAATCGTCCCGGAACTTTTTACTTCGCATAATATGAAATGGAATAACATAAGCATTTACCAACTGCAAGAGATTCACTCTTGTCGTGATATGTCTCACATAGAAAAGACAATGAACACACTTGCCATCGTCAACGATTGGTCAATGGACAAGGTTGAGTCAATGCCGATTGACGAGCTGACAAGCGAACTGAAGAAGTTGGAGTTCTTAAACACACTCCCAAACCAACCTGTTCAATTTATGTTCAAGCATCGTGGCAGATACTTCCGATTGGCAAAGACAACCAACGAGATTTGTGGTCACCACTTTATTGAACTTCAGCAAGTGTTCAACGGAGATATGATTGAGTCGCTCCACAAGGTGATGGCGTTGCTCTCTTACGAGGTTGACTTCTTCGGTAGGACAAAGAAGGTCACGGATGCACAAGCACACTATCAAGACAAGTGTGAATTGTTTTTGTCGCTTCCAGTTACCTATGCGTATTCGTACGCAGTTTTTTTTTCGGCAGTTTATCCCAAACTATTGGAAACTATCCTAACCTATTTGAAGGAGGAGATGAACCAATTGAAAGCGGAAGCGTAAGTCCAATTGCGTGGCTGGAGTTAGTTGACAAGATTGTCAAAGGGGATAGAACAAAGTGGGACGCTATCTTGCAGATGCCGTTGATAGAGTTCCTCAACACAATCGCATTCTACAAAGCCAAGACAAAAGAACGGCAGAAACGATTGGAGCAGTCCGCAGCAAAGGGATTCAACGCATATGTCGTGGCTTGTTTGAACGAGATGTTGTAACAAATAGTCGTGTAAATTTGTTACGAGTGTTCACGAAATCGTGTACCGAGCGGTAATAAATGTATCATCTGCATGAATTTTTCCGAAAATTTCTACCGAGCGGTATTATACCCTTACACATATAACTTGCCATAAAAGGGACAAAAGCATATTGTTTTGGTTGTTATATGACACTTTATCGTTGGATATTTGTGACAATATCACAAAAAATCAACTTTAAAGTTGAATCTATCCGTCATAAACTACACCTATAGGTTGATTTGGGACGCATAAACCTAACCGCTATTTTCTATCGTGGCACTATCAATCACACAACAACCAAACGAGTACGCTCCAGCGTATAACGATACCAACTTTGTAATTACGGAGTCATCAGGTGGCATCTACACAAAGGACAATTTCAAGTTCATTGCAGAGGTCAAGCAGAACACAACATCACTTGCCAAACTCAAAGCACCCATCTACTACGGAAGCACCAACAAGGGCGTGTTCAATATCGGACGCATCCTTGAGAACTATGTCTCCCACGATTGGAACTACAACGATAGTGCAGCAAGTGGTTGCACAAGTTCAATTATGGACTACAAGGTTGAGTTCGGCTATGAATACTCCACATCTGCTACAGGTACCGTTGTTGAGTACACCAATTTGACATCCGCAACTGGAAGCGTTTGGAACGCTGCATTGAATCCAATTGACTTGGTCAACTATGCTGGTCAATACACGATGGATGGCGATGGTTTGTTCTTGACTCCTATCCGTAGCAAGACCATCCACCGAACTCAAAAGGATTGGCTCTATGCTATCCGCAACACGGCAACAACTGCCCTTGTGACTTACTCGGACGCATCCACACAAACAATCAATCTGCCATCCACAAAGGTCGTTCGTATCCCATCAGGAAGTCAATTGACAATCCCAAGCGGTGCGACATACTACGACATCCAGTTGAAGTTGAGCAGTACGGTGTTGTCCGAAACCTACCGAGTGAACATCATTGACGAGTGTAGCAAATATGACACAACCGATTTGTTCTTCTTGAACTCATTGGGAGGGTTTGACTCATTCCGATTCAACAAGGTAAGGAGAGACACTTACGACATCCAACGAAAGCAATTCAAGTCAAATCCATACACATTGGGTGCGACATACGGATACACAACATCGGCATTTAAACAAAAGACCTATGACACCAATATGACTCACAAGGTCAAGTTGTTCAGCAATTGGATAACTGAAGCCGAGAGCGAGTGGTTGTTGGATTTGTTCACATCACCTGTGGTGTACGCTTACGATGGAACATTGGTTGCGGTGAATATAGACGCAAACACTTACGAAGTCAAGAAGCACATCCAAGACAATGCATTCTTCATTGAGCTTGATATGTCGTACTCCTTTGAATCAAAACGCCAACGCCAATGATAGAGATTCTCGTTGATGGGCAACCTTTGGGCATACTCCAAAACCCAAACATATTTATCACACGATCCATTGCAGATATTCGTGAACCTGAATCACGAGAATCGGAGTGGTCAAAGACAATTGAGATTCCCGGCACATCCGCCAACAACAAGATATTCTCTCACCTTTTTGAGGTAGAGCAAACGGTCTATGGGACATCGTTCAACCCAAACATCAAAGCCGATTGCATCATCTACGCAGACGGAGTTGAGCAGTTGAGAGGGTTCTTGAGGTTGTTGTCAATAAAGGTGGATGACTCAACGCACATCACCTACGAGGTGACTTGCCACGGACAATCTGCGGACTTCTTTACGACCATAGCAGAACGCAAACTCAATCAATTAGATTTCAGCGAATACAACCACACATTGTCAAGTGGCAACATCATTGACTCGTGGTCAAATCAAATCTACAAGAACGGAAGTCCACAATCCTTTGCATATGGCGATGGCTATATGTACGCTATGATTGACAAAGGGCATCCGACAAACATCTCAATTTGGGATGCGAGTCAGTTCACTCCTTCACTCTATGCGAAGACGGTGGTTGACAAAATCTTCACCAATGCTGGGTTCACATACACCAACGATTCATTCTTCAATTCGGATAGGTTCAAACGCTTGGTTATTCCAGCACCATCATCGCTGACTGCCAACGCTGCGACATTAGAATCACGCAGATTCAAAGCATCACGGACAACAACAGCACAATCGCTTGACCTAAACTCAATCCTGATATTTCAAAACGATTCTACATCGGGCAACTACGACAACGGCAACAACTACAACAACACAACCGGTCAATACACCGCACCAGTCGGAGGGAGTTATGTCTTTGACTTGGACTTGTCCATCAACTACGCATCCACAGGATACACACCAACTTATCAAGAAGATATTTGGTTGGTATTTGGGTTGTATGTCAATGGCGTGTTGAAACAAACAAGCACGGTGACGGTTGACTTTGGCTCACCAGCGTTCAATGTTCAATTATACTTCTCGCCCCTTGCAGTATTTGGAAGCAATACAATTGACATCCGCTTGGCTCAGGTATGGGATCAAGCCAATTTGTACAATCTCACCAACTCACAATTTCAAGTTGACATCGGAGTGGGTTCAAATATGGAGAGCAACCAATCCGCATACACTTATGGTTATGGTGAGACGGTTGACTTCTCCGCATTCCTTAACTCGGAAGTAAAGCAAAGCGAGATGCTGATGTCGTTTGTCAAGATGTTCAATTTGTATATTGAATCCGACAAGGACAATCCAAAGAAGTTGCGTTGCGTTCCACGAGATGAGTTCTTCAATGGTGACAATGTTGATTGGACTGCCAAACTTGACTATTCTCAACCTGTGGAAATTGTGCCAATGGGCGAACTTGAAGCCAATCCATATGTCTTCCAATATAAGGAGGGAAAGGATGAGGCGAATGTGTTGTATCAGGAATCCTACCAAACCACATACGGAAGTCGGACATACAAAATTGACAATCAGTTCATCAAGAACGAAAAGAAGATTCAAATTGCCTTCACGCCTACACAAATAAACTCATACAACAACCAAAAGAACTTTGTCTTGTCGTATGTCCCAAACTACCAAGACGGTGACTTGAGGATATTGTATTTTGGTGGTGTGGTTAGTGGAGTCAACTGGATGCTATACGCACAATATGCTGGTGTTGGTTTAAACTATCAAAACCGCTATTCTATCCCTTTGACAATTCACTTGGATTCAATAAGCAATCCAACCTTTGACATCAACTTTGGGATGCCGAGAGAGATTGGTCTTGGTGCTGGGTATAAGTACACCAACTCAAACCTTGTCAATAATTACTATTATCGCTTCTTGAGTGAGATTACAGGTGCAAACTCAAAGTTGTTGAGAGCATACTTCCGCATCACTCCAAAGGATTGGCTAAACTTGTCATTTTCGGATGCGTACTTCTTTGAAGGTCAGTATTGGCGGTTGAATCAAATCGTGGATTACAACCCGATTGAAGATGGCGTGTACTTATGCGAGTTCTTGTTAGCACAATTTATTGAACCAGCGACCATCGTACAAAAGACAATCGGTGCTGGAACTGCTGGTCAAACCGATGCAGAATCCGACATCTATCCCGGTGGAGATATCCCAATCAAACCTGGAATCAAAGGTGTAACCGTTGGCGTGAGTCAAGGCGGTGGAGGTATTGTTCAAGGTGACGGCATTGTGCAGAACAACAATGTGACTGATAGTTTTGCGGTTGTTTCCAAAAACACCACATTCCAAGCAGGTACCGATGGGAGCGGAGCGATTGTGTGTAATGACTTTGTAATTACAAAACCCGACACACTCTACATTGGAAATTACGAGATGTATCCAGCGTATTTGAGTGGTGGATTGGTGAAAACAATCACGGCAAACTACACCGCAACCAAAGATGATTATATGTTTTTGGTTGATACAACTGCTGGAAGCGTCACAATTACTTTCCCAAATCCAAGTGGGTTGAGTAGCAAAACATTCATTGTTAAAAAGATTACATCAGGAAATCAAGTAACTATAGACACAACAGGAACTGCAAAGATTGATGGCAACGACACACACACCCAAAATTCACAATGGTCAGCACATACTTTTGTGACTGATGGTACTGATTACTTTATAACTGGACAACACTAATATGGCACTAACGGCAGCGATAGACCTAACGGTCAAAAAACCTGACTTCAAATCAATGAAGGCAGAGATTAGAGAGTTAACCATTGCAGCACAACAAGCGGTGATGCAGTTTGGCGAGTTTTCACCTGAAGCAATCAAGGCAGAACAAGCACTCGCACAAGCTCGTGACCGAATGGAGGACTTCAATGACCGAGTTGCAGCAGTAAACCCCGACAAGTTCGCCCAAATCAACACGGTCGTTCAAGGCGTTGCTCGTGGATTCCAAGCAGCACAAGGGGCGATGGCTCTCTTTGGCAATGAGAGTGAGGACTTGCAAAAGACAATGGTCAAGTTGCAAGGTGCAATGGCGTTGGCTGAAGGACTGGAAGGACTCGGAAAGGTTCAGCAACAATTTGGGGCATTGGCAAACACAATCAAAAGTCGTGTTGTAACTGCATTCAGTACATTGAGAGGTGCGATTCTTGCAACTGGTATCGGTGCTTTGGCAGTTGCATTGGGTTATGTTGTGGCAAACTTTGAGAAGGTGAGTCAAGCGGTGTTGAAATTCATTCCCGGACTTGCACAACTCGGAAAGATTGTAGGAAATTTAGTGCAAAGATTTACGGATTTCATTGGTGTGACATCGGCAGCGGAGAGGTCATATAAGGCATTCTCTAAATCCATCACCACAACCAACGAGGACATTCAAGGTCAAATTGATTTGCTATCCGTTCAAGGCAACAAGGAACTTGAAATCTTTGAACTCCGAAAAAAGATAATCAATAACCAATTGGCATTGATTGCCAAGCGTAAGGAGACAGGTGTAAAATTGACCGAAGATGAACTTGAAGAAGAAGCAAGATTGTATCGTGAACTTAACAACAAATTGAAGGTAACGGATGCAGAGCGTGACAAATATGTGGCAGACAAAGAGAAGGAAGCCGAAGAGAAACGCAAAGAACATCAAAAGAGATTGCAAGACATAGACAATCAAATTGAGGACGAGAAACTCAAGAAAAGAATCACCAATACTGAAGATGAATTCAAGAGATTAGGTGCAGAACAAGTTGCTCAAATCACTCAATTGTCACGATGGTATGCGGAGCAAATTGCAATGGCAAAAGGCAACACGGAGGAGATTCAAAAGATTGACAAATTGTATGCAGAGAAAGCACTTGCAAACGAGGCAGAGTTCAACCAAAAGAGAATTGAACTGAATAGAAAAGCGGATCAACAAATAATGGATGCGAAGTTGTCAATGGCAAAAAGCACCGTTGATGGATTGACTTCGTTGAACACCATCTTGACAAACGAGGAGAAGAAGAGAGAGAACATTCAAAAGGGTATTGCATTGGTTGAGATTGCCATTGATAGTGCAGTTGCTTTTTCAGGTTTGAACGCTGAATCTGCACAAGCATCAGCAAAGATGGCTGGTATTCTTGGACCTGCAACTCCAATCTTTACCGCAGCGTACTATGCACAAGGTGTTGCAAGAATTTTGGCGAATGTCGCAAGAGCGAAACAACTGCTTTCAGGTGGAAGCGGACAAGGTGCAATGGTCGGAGGCACTCCAATCGGTATCAACCCAACAACAATTACTTCATCAACTCTTCCAACTGAAACAGGAATCGGCTTTCCGCAGAGAGTATTTGTGACCGAAGGGGACATCTCACGCACACAAGCAAGAGTCGGAAACACCAAAAGAGTGTCCGTTGTGAAATAATGCTATTTGAATAGGATGAAACTACCAGTTTACAAATTAGACATCAATGAATGGGACGAGGAGACAGGTATTGACTTTGTCTCTCTCGTGGAATCTCCAGCCATACAAAAGGACTTTCTCGCTTTCTCCGCTGAATTTGAGAACGACTACCCACAAGCAGCAGTTGACAACGCTATCCGTGGAATTGAGTTGAACGACAAGGTCAACAACAAGTGTGCAACATTGGTAGGCAAGGCAAGAGCAAACCAACTTGCCAACCGTGAGAACTTGTCAATGGAAACGATTGAACGCACTTACTCTTTCTTGTCTCGTGCGAAGGAATACTACAACCCCGATGATACTGAAGCGTGTGGAACTATCTCCTACCTGTTATGGGGTGGTGAAGAGATGCTCCGTTGGTGTGAGAGAATGCTCAAGGTAGATGCACAAAAGTTTGCCATCCAAGACGAGGAAAAAAGAATCGTAACTGGAGCAGCGATGATTGCCGATTTGCCAATCTACCGCAGAGATGACATCCGTGGTGAATACTATGTTGTCTTTGACAAGGAGAGCATCTTTAAGATTGCCAAGAAATGGGCAAGGTCAAACAAGTACGATGCAGTCAACGCACATCACCGCACTCCAATAATGGATGGCGTGAGTTTGTTTGAGTCCTACATCATTGACCGGGAAAGAGGCGTGATGCCACCAAAGGGATTTGAAGAGGTTGCAGATGGATCGTGGTTCGTTTCCTACCTTGTAGACAATGACGATGTGTGGGCAAGAGTCAAAGATGGCGAGTTCAAAGGGTTCTCCGTTGAGGGGGTTTTTGACTTTCCCGAAGACAAAGACGAACAAATACTTGAGGCATTGAAAGAAGTCCTTTCCAAGTGGAATGGCAAATAAAATTGCAACACGAAAACATAAACTCTAATTTTATACAAATGAACGCAAAAGAAACATTGAAAGAAATCCGCACGATGTTGGGATTTTCGGACGAAGAAGTCAAAGTTGAGATGGCAACTGCCACCTTGACTGACGGCACAATCATTGAGTGGGAAGGCGAATTGGCAGTAGGAACTGCCGTGTTCGTTCAAACCGCTGAAGGTAACATTCCAGCACCTGATGCAACTCACGAGGTTGAAGGTGGTATGTTGGTAACAACTGAAGGTGGATTTGTCACCGAAATCGTTGAACCCGAAATTGAAATTGAAATTGAGGCTGAAGAGTTCGCAACCGTATCTGCATTCAACGACACCGTTTCCAAGTTGGAATCTGCAATCGCTGAATTGTCTGCAAAGGTTGAGTCATTGACTGCATCAAACATCAAGCACAAAGAAGCTATGAGCAAAGCCATTGACCTGATTGAAAAGGTTGCCGACTTGCCAAGCGAAGAACCCTTGAAAGCACCTGTATCTACCAAAAAGAACGACCGCTTTGAGGCACTTAAAAAATTCAAAAACTCTATAAACAAATAAAACTATGTCATTCTCAGTAGGATCACTCGCTAACTACACCAACGAACAATCTACCGATTTGTTGGTAAAAGCATTGTTCGGAAGCAAAACTTCTTCAACTTTGCAATCTGCTAACCAAGTTCAAGTAGGTGTTAAATCAGCATCTGCCTTGAACATTCTTGCTTCAACCGTTTTCTTTCAAGCCGATGGTTGTGGTTACAACCCATCAGGTACAACTGCCTTCACTCAGCGTAACATCACCGTTGGTGCTGTAAAAGTTGAAGAAACTTTGTGTCCAAAAACATTGGAAGCCAAATGGATGCAAACCCAAATCATGCCGGGTTCACCCACAATGGTTCCTTTTGAAGAGCAAATCGGTGCTGAAAAGGCTGCCGTAATTGCTGAAACTTTGGAAACTGCCATTTGGCAAGGTAACACCGCAAGTGGTAACCCCAACTTGTCTCGCTTTGATGGTTTCATCAAGTTGATTGCTGCCGCTTCTCCAGTATTGGGTAACGCTGCTCCAACAACTTTCACTTCAATCACCGCTGCAAACATTGATGACATCTTGGATCAAGTGTACGCTAACATCCCAGCAGCCGTTGCTCAAAAGAACGACTTGGTGTGCTTCTTGGGAATTGATGCCTACAAGTTGATGTTGGTAAACTTGAAGAACGCAAACTTGTTCCACTATGTGGGCGATGCTGCTTCTACAATGGAAATGGTTTACCCCGGTTCTAATATGAAGTTGATTGCCGTTGGTGGTTTGAACGGAACTAACAAGATTGTTGCTGGTTCTTTGAGCAACTTCTTTATGGGAACTGACTTGATTGACGAGCAAGAAGAAGTGAAAATGTGGTACTCACAGGACAATGATGAAGTTCGTGTTCGTTTCACTTTCAAAGCTGGTGTTCAGGTTGCTTTCCCCGGAGAAATCGTTTACTTCACCCTTTAATCCATTAAGATATGCCTTGTTTACTAACTTCAGGATTTAGCCTTGACTGCAAAGATGCGGTTGGAGGTATCAAAAGCATCCATTTGATTAACTGGGCAACTTCAGGATTCACCGTTGCAAGTGGAGAAGTTACCGCAACAAGCGTTGCGAGTGGTAGTGTTTACACTTACGAACTTCCCAAAGCAACCGGATCAATGGTAATCACCACAAATGTGAGTGTTGAGAATGGCACATCCTTCAATCAGTCGGATGTCGCTTTCAAACTTCGCAGATTGTCAACCACCAAAAGAAATGAAATGAAATTGTTGGCACAAGGCAGATGTTTCTGCATCGTGAAAAACAACAACGATGAGTATTTCTTGGTAGGTAAGGAGTACGGATGTGATGTGACCGCTATGGTTGCAAACACAGGTACTGCGATGGGTGATTCAAATGGATATGAGGTTACCTTGTCAGCGATTGAAGCGGAAGCACCTTACAAATTGCAGAGTTCAGTTGTTACCGCTTTAGGTATCTAATTGGTTCTTGATTCATAGGAGAAAGAGGGAGGGCAAATGCTCTCCCTTTTTTGTTACATAAAATTCGCATCGCTATTTTGTAGAGATGTTGGTAATTGAAAAAGCAGAATCAAAGAATTGGTATTTAACGCTGACCGAAAAAGTCACGATTGCCAATCCATACTTCTTGTTTGCGTTCACACATCGTTTGACTAATGAGGTCACAACCGTCATCTTGTCGGACATCTCAACACACAAAGAACGATACAATGAATTTGCAGTTGTGGAGGGTA